TGCGTTAACTGACAATACAGAAATCGGTGTGGATACAGATTTTGGAGCCGTAAACAGTTTAAATAGTTTAACAGCATCAAACAGTTTTTATAACGTACCATCAACTCGTCTAGGATTCGCACTTTCCGGAACAGTTGCAACTTTAGGTACTAATTCAGTTTCAGAAGTCATTGAGCGTGTACCGACATATGATTTTGGTCAGAACTTTTATAGGGATTCATTAATCTTAACAGTTTTTAAGATTCGTAATTCAATTTACGAACCACAAACTCTTATCTTTAATTTGCAAGAATCGTTTATAGGGTCATTAGACAATAATCGTAAAACTGTAGAAGGTCAAACATTTTATTTACAAAATGTTGTCAATAACAGATCTTCTGAAATAAAAGTTTTAATAAATCCAAACATCTCTTCAAAAACAGACTGGGCACCAACCGGAGCAACTAACGACCCTGGTAAAAATGTGCGTATTGGTTCTAATGCTCGTTCCCTATACCCTGTTGGTGTTTATAAACCAACATATACATATGAAGAAACAAAAACTATTGGCAATGTCGTAACTAAAGTTGAAAGAGCGTTAACTCGCATTGAAACATCCGAAACAATTTTAGTAGATCTAATAGTCGATGGTGGTTTAACAACAATTTCAGCTACAACATCAGCTGACAGTTTCGATGACACCCTTTATGTTTTACCATCTCAGTTAAAACTTGAAACGTCTGATATAAATCAAAGATGGAGAAGCGCCTTTAACATATTCAGTAACTTCGTAAGCAACACACGTAAAGATTGTATGTTTATAGCCGATCCTTTACGTTACATATTTGTTAACGGTGAAAATACTAAAGTACTTTCAGTACGCGGTAACACATTCTCATCGGATGTATATGTACCATTAAAAAACTTAGTCAGTTCAGTAAATACCAACTACTCAGCCATTTACGGTAACTGGGTTAAGACATATGATAAGTTTTTAGATAATTTTGTATGGCTTCCTGCTTCAGGTTACGTAGCAGCAATATATGCTCGTACAGATTCAACAGCACAGCCTTGGATAGCCCCAGCGGGTCTAAATCGTGGTATAATACAGAACATTGTAGATTTAGGTTTTAACCCAAATCAAAAACAAAGAGATGCTCTCTATACAATCTCAGTTAACCCGATTGTGCTGTTTTCTGGAGACGGCTTTGTAGTATTCGGTCAAAAAACCTTACAAAATAAACCATCAGCATTTGATAGAGTTAATGTAAGACGTCTCTTTTTATCTCTTGAAAGAGCAACACAACAATCTCTTAAATACTTTGTTTTTGAACCAAACACTGAATTTACACGTACAAGACTTAAAAATACTATCACCCCTATTTTTGATCTTGCAAAAAATACAGAAGGTCTTTACGATTATTTGATTGTTTGTGACGAAAGAAATAACACATCCGATGTTATTGATCGAAACGAACTTGCAGTTGATATTTACATTAAACCAGTTAAAGCAGCAGAGTTTATTTTAGTAAACTTTATTGCTACTCGTACCGGTCAAAACTTCCAAGAACTTATTTAATAAATAATAATATATGGCACAACAAATCACAGACTTCTATACAGCAGTACAAAAAAACGATTTTGCAAGACAGTTTCAATTTCGTGTTGTACAGTTAGCAAATACTAACTTCGGAGAAGAACAGCTTGTTTATTTAGAAACAGCATCTCTTCCAGGCCGTACAATAAACAATATTCCTGTACCTTTTATGGGTTTACAATTTAATGTACCTGGTACTGCCTCATATCCAGGATCTGATTCATATGCTGTATCGTTTCGTTGCGATCAAAACTACGACATAAGAGCTACACTTGAAAATGCTACTTTTAATACATTTGATGATCAAGTTTCAAGAGGTGATTATAATATTGCCAGAAATAGTTCAACGATTATCTTAGATCTTCTTGGTAAAAATAGATCTACAATAAGACAATACACCCTATACGGTGCATATGTAGTATCAGTTGGTGATATAGCTTATAATCTGGGTGATAACGGAACTATTGTCACCGTTCCAGCAACCTTAGCGTATCAATATTGGAGAGTTACTAGTACACAAAACGCACCAGCAATACCTGCAAGAAGCACAACAATACCTGTTGGAGGCTCCAACCCACCGGTTACCTAGTAACGTTCTTATTGTTTTTTTACAATAAGTAATATTACATGGCTGAGTTTAGCGGACAAATACCTTTTTTTCTCGAACAATTTTTAAGTAAGCCTGCTAGTGCTTTACCTAAAGGCTCTCAATGGGTTTTAGTTTTTGAAGGCGCTTTTAATCCTGTTGAAGGTACCCCTGATTATCCAGAGCCCTTACCTGTTCAGGCTATCTTGAACACTATAAAATATGAACCTAGAAAATGGAATGTGGAGGAGTCATTAAGAACAACTTTAGGAGATGATTATCAAAAAACAAAAGGTTGTTTATTTGCTCAAGCAGTTCAAATACCCGGTGAAAACAATGTAGCTAACCCTGAGGGAATTCAACAAGGGGGGTATATAAGAAGTTACCTTGGTGGTGGTAGAGATCCTTTTGAACCACTTAAGGTAACTTTTTTAGAAACTAATGTTAGTTTTGTTGATAATGTTATACGTCCCTGGGTTATAACAACTGCATACTTAGGTATGATTGCTCGACGAGGTGCTACTAAAAACTACCGGTGCAATGTATCGGTTTATAAACTAGGTGTTTTATCCCCTCAACAGGCTCCGTTTGTTTTACAAAAATATACTTTTTTTGGTGTATGCCCTATAAGCATATCAGGTGAAGAATATAACTACACACAAAATTCATCTCCAATAAATAGAGAAGCAACTTTTATTTACCATTATTATAGTTTAGACTCTAATATTAATAATCTTGCAAATCTCAATAATAAACAGAATTTACCGTTGCAGCTTAGTACTAAGGAAAAAGGAGTTAATGTTACAACAACGGGAGCAACTATTAGATAATTTGTTTTTTTATCAATTCTAGCTTAAATGTATTCATGGTTGAGTTTATTAATAAGACTATTATAAACAATCGAGCTATTTTTTATAAAGAATTAAAAGTAAAGCATTTAAAAATAATTTATAAAACGCTTTTTGGGGACGATCCAGACCCTGAAACTGTATTTACAAATTTTAATAACATACTTACCGATATAACTAATCTTCCCGAAGAAGATTTACAAAATTTAAATTTTATAGATTATTTCTTACTATTGCTTGATATTCGATCAATTAGTATAGGTAGCGTTATTTTTGCCCGGGCACAAGAAAATAACTTAAAAATCGAAATTAATATTTCAAAAATAAAAGATCAAATAGAAAGTATTAAAAGCAGGTATTCTAACTTAATGGAAAAAATAAATGATTTTTCGATATTATATAGTTTACCAAACATAAATGATTTGATTTATATTAACCAACAAACAGAAATAGATATATTTTATAGTTGTTTTATAAAACAAATAAATACATTAAATACAAAAATATCTTTTAAAGATCTTACAACCCTTGATAAAAATTATATTTTTGAGCAATTACCTGTTAAGATAACATCATCTGTTATAAAAAAAACATTAGACATCATTAAAGATTTAAACTCTTTAAATTTATTATCCTATTTACCATCAAATCATAATCTCTCTTTAGCTTTAAATTTTAATATAAAAAATAATATAATATTTTTAAAACTTTTATTTGGTAATGAACTTTTATCTTTATATGAAAATATTTTTGCTTTGTGTAAAGTTGGTAATTTTACCCCTGAATATATTGAAAATTGTACTCCAGGGGAGTATTTACTTTTAATTAAAAAACTGGAACAATTAAATTCACAAAGTTCTTCTGCTCAAACAAACTCATTAGAGGATAATGATAGCCCAGCACCTGAAGTTGATAATGAATTTGATGATTTAAATCCGTATAAATCTTCTGATCTACCACCGATAACATCTAAAGCAGATTTAAATTTATTTTCTTGAACATACTAAACCTCTTTCATAAATACATCTATGAGTCAAACCACTGAAGTTAAAGACATTATTAATCTAATACAAGGGCTAGATAGTGAGTCTAACTTCCCTGTATATATTCCTTCTTTACAAAAAGAACTAACTTTTAAACAACTTACTACGGAACAATTAAAAAGAATTTTAAAAACAGTAATAGATTCACCGGTTTATAACACAGAGTTTACTAAAACATTTAATAGCATTATTAAAGAAAATTGCTTAGATAAAGAAATTATTACAGATAATTTTACGATATATGATAAAGTTTTAATTCTTTTTAAGACAAAAATAAAAAGTATATCCCCAGACTTTAATTTTACTTTTACTGAAGAAGAAATTCAAAATAATAATTTAGCATCTAAAAATAAAATTATAAATATTGAAAACCATTTTAATAACTTTATAGAAAAAAATATAACTTTTGAACCACAAACTATAGAGCTTAACAACAGCTCAGTAATTTGTAAGTTACCAACCATTTTAACAGAGAATAAACTCGAACAAGAACTTCATAAAAATATTAAAATAGAGGTTAGTACACCGGAAGAATTAAGAACTATTGTAGGGGAAACATTTATAAATGAAGTTACTAAATTTATTGCTGAAATTAATATTAACGGAACAAATATAGATTTATTGAAGCTTTCTTTTAAAAATAGAATCTCTGTTGTTGAGAATTTACCTACTCAAATTATTAACAAGGTAATAAAATACGTAGAGCAGTACCGAGAAGCTATTAAGCCTTTATTAACAGCTTCTTTAAAAGTTGAGACTAAACAGCAAACTGTTGTTGAAATAGAAAAAGATATACCGGTAGACGCATCGTTTTTTAACATGTAACTAAAAGATCTCTTCTTAAATATATAAGAAGAGATGGCTGAAGTTATAAAACAACAACCTCAGGTTACTGAACAGTTAACACAAGATACTTTAACTAAATCTGGCTATAATGTAGGAGCCGGGTTTATTAAGGCTATTTCTGATAAAGTTTCAGTGCTTGTTAAAGGCTTTGCAGAGTACAATTTTAAACAGCGTTTTAAAGAAGGTGGTTTTTTTGGTGTTGTTAAAGATGCAGCTCAATCAATCTTTCGCAAACCTAAACAAGCCCCTATAGTCCAAGATACTTTAGAAAAAGCGGTATCACCTAAACAAAAAGTACCACCACCAATAGTTCAAGACTCTATAGAAAAAGCAACTACTCCAAAACCTTCAGCTTCTTTACCACTTGTTTCCAATGAAACTTCTACCGCTACAAACCTCAATAAACAAAATACATTAACCCAAGGGATCTTTCCAGGTTTTGAACGAAAAGAAAAACCTAAAGAAAAAAAATTAATAGAAACAACAGAAAAACCTAAAGAAGTTTTAATTGCAGGTCTTACCGAGCCTGGCATTAAAAATTTAAAAGAAAAATTACCAGAAATTTTTAAAGAGGTATTTAAAAAATTACCTAAAGATGAACAAAAGCCTACCGATACAAAATCTAGATTTAGCGAAAAAGGCTTATTAGGTATGTTACCTCCAGGTCTATTGGCTATGGGTGGTGGTTTAGCGCTGCTACTCGGTGGTTTAGCAGCTCTTGTAGCAGGTCTACAAACTGACGGACCATTTAAAGGGTTATTAAAAATTTTTAGTAAAGTTGGTTTACAAGGCGGTTTAAAGCTACTAGAAAAAGGCGCTAAAACTTTTCTTAAGACATTAGAAAGTTTTATTAAGGCTCCTCTTAGTTTAGTAGATGAAGCTGCGACGGGGTTAAAAGGAATGCTAGGTAAGCTAATGCCAAAAGGTATTATAACAAATATAATAAAAGGTACTGCAAATATTTTTAGTAAAATGCTATCAGGATTAGTAAAAATAATAACCCCCTTACTTAAAAGATTACCTCTTGTTGGTACTGTTATAAGTTTCGGTTTTGCTTATACTAGATTTAAATCCGGTGATACAATAGGAGGAATAATCGACATTTTATCAGGTATAGCTACTTTAGTACCCGGTGTAGGTACAGCTATTTCTATTGGTTTAGATGTTCTTAATGCGTTTTTAGACTACAAGACAGGCGGCGCTACTGGAGAGACTTCACAGAAAAAAACCGGTATACTAAAAGAATGGATGCTCGGTTTAGGTAAATGGTTTAAAGATAATGCAGAAAACTTTCCATTAATTGGCACTCTGATTAAAACAGGTCGTTTATTTAGTGAAGGTAAATGGACAGAAGGGTTAGTAGCTTTTGCTAAAATAATACCTGGCACATCTTGGTTACTAGATCTTGTTGGTTTTACGGAAGAAAAACAGATAGCTAATGCAAAAGCATCTCAAGACATAATTGGGGATCTTTGGAACTGGATGCAAACTACTATGTGGGAAAAAATTACCGGTGCTACTAGTTGGCTTGTCGATGATGTTAAAAGTTGGTGGAGTAACTTATCTTGGGATCCTCGCTCGTGGGTTGGCATGGCTCCTGATTTGCCAACTTCTAAAACGAAACAAACTAGTTCCTCCGCTCAAGATGTTAAACCAAAAATGGGTCAAGGAGGAGTAATACCAGCTACAGCTACAGCTTTAGTAGGTGAAGCCGGAGATGAAGCTATCATACCCCTTGCAAAGGGCGGTGTTGTTGCAACACAACCAACACTAACCCCTATAAATCAAATAGACAATAATGCAGTAATACCTTTAGAAAAATACTTTAATGGAAAAGATTTTTCACTAAGTAACGGAACTTTAGAAAAAATTGCATCTAATACCGGATCTACCAACGACGGATTAAAGACATTAGGTCAAGCTATCTTAAAACTCGCTCAGGTATACGAGTCTAAAAGCAAAACAGGTTCAAGTAATATTATTGTAAATAATAAACCTCAAGAACAAATGCCATCCGCATCTCAAGTAGCTGCAGCTAATATTGATCCTATAAGAGCTATTCGCGCTCAATTTGCAATATAAGTATTTAAAACATTATGGCTTTATCACAAGAACAACTTAAAAACTCAGTAATTGTTGGCGGTAAATATAATGTTGTTTCAGATTATAGATGGACTTTAACTAGTAATATAGATCGTCAAAACCCGGACGCTTTTAATGAAGTTCCTTATGCTTTTATCCAGGAGTATCAAGTTGACGAAACAACAATTAAAAAACAGTGGGAATTTTATTCTACTGCAGTTGAAAACTTTGTACAGGCTACTGATACCGAACCTTTAAAACCATATGAAGCATTGTTTTCTCGAGCCGAAAAAGGTTGTGCTTATCGATTCCCGTATTTTTCTGAAACTAATTTTGAAGTTAATTCCCCCCAGTGGGCATCACTTGATACACTAGAACAAGCAGGTAAATTTGTAGAAAGTGGTGCTGGATTTTTATTTGGAGAAGGAGGTGCAAATGTTGTTGGTAGTATGATAAGAGGTGCCGCTGCTGTTGCGGGTACAGCTCTAGCATTAACTTACCCTAAAGTCGGTATTATGGATAGACCTAAGTTATGGCAGAGTCATGATTTTCGTACTATTGAAATTAAATTTCCTCTTTTTAATACAGTTGCTGAAGATGACTGGAAAAAAAACAGAACTTTAATTTGGGTAATTTTAAATAATAGTTTGTTTGTTAAAAGAGATTTTATTACAGGCATTCCCCCGGTTTATTATGAAATAATAATACCTGGACAGCATTATAGTTTTGCAGCATGTATGACAAATTTTACTGTATATAATAGAGGCAATATGCGCAGATTAATTGATATTAATGGAAAAGATGCAATTGTCCCTGATGCTTATGAATTAAGTATGACGTTTACTGATTTAGTAATGCCTAGTAGAAATCTTTTCAAAGCTATACAAATTAAACAAAACGAAGTAACCGTAAATTAAAATACTATGTATCAAAATTCTATAAACGAATTACCTAAATTAAAGAATTATAATTACGAAAATATCTTTAATGTTTATCAGGATACTGATAATAGGTATTTTTATAATTTACTTCAAACTATCTCAATTCCTGATAATCTACCGGAAGGGTATTATGATGAGTATAATGTTGTCTACGGGGACACCTGGCCGTTTATTTCTTTTAAAGTTTATGAAAATCCTAATTTATGGTGGTTAATAACTTCAGTGAATAGTGTTATAAACCCTACCATTCAGCCTGAAGTAGGAACAAGGATAAAAATATTAAAATCCCGTTTTGCTTCTTTTATTATAAGTCAAATAACGACACAAAAATTTTAATTTATGTCTATCTTTAATGATATAAATAACCCTTTTAGAACTCCACCAGTTGCTGTAATAGGTCGACCTGATAGTCTTAATCCGGTAGAGACCGGCGCGTTTAAAATAAATGAAGAAGCAGCTTTTATTACAAGACTAAATCAAACTAAACACGAATTTGAAATTTTTTTAGATAATGGCGCTGGAGAAACAGATGAACGTAAATACCCTATTAATCCAAATTCTATTATTAATTTAGCTATTGAAGATACAATGGCTGATTGGGTTACAAGAGGGGTTTTAACGTTTTTATATAATCCTGATCTAGCAGCAAAACTAGCTATTAACCCGGCTACAGGCAACACCCCGGACGCTACTACCGGACTCACAAATGTAACTACTAAACCCGGTCATATATTTCGAGGTGATGGTAATGATTTACTACGTATTCGCATTAAGCCCTCTTTAGAACAAAACTCCCCCGACACAAATAATCTTAAAATCGATGATAGCCCGCACTGGACTTTATCCCATCTTTTTTCCATTTATGATATGGAAGATATTGATCTACCTCCCGGTGCTCAAAATCAGGCATCTTCTGCTATAAAATGTATAAAGTTATATTTTTGGGATTCTTGGTATCAAAAAATGATATCAAATACCATGGAGTATTCGACCGGTCTTTCCACTTTTGCAAACAGAGATCAAGATATAGCTGAAGGAAAATACGCTAACCCAGGCACTATACCAACAGGTCAGGCTATTAAAGAAATAATTGAACTAAGTTTACAAAAAAATAGCTCTCAGTCTGGTTATACAGATATTAGTATACCTGATACAGCTTTACAATTCAATTACGAACCTACCTCAAATGATGACTGGGATCCTGGTAAAGCTAAAATATTTTATACAGCCCCAGCTAATACCACCGCATATGATAGCCTAATGTACGTATATAGTAAACATATAAGCTCTGTAAGCGAAAATGATAGAAATGATTTTTGTATTTTAAGTAAAGAACGAGGGCCGAATCAAACAGATGTAGGACAGTTTAAACTAACTCCTATGTCATCAATTTTTGAAAAAGCGGGTAATACTATTGACGGACCTAAAGAATATCAAATTGAACATTTTTTCTTACAATCATATACTGATTCTGTAGAAAATAAAGAAATACCTAGTAAAACTTATCGAGCACCAGCGGGCAATGGACAAAATGCTGCTATAGACTTACAAACACAAAAATATGGGGTTATTACTAGTTATCGTTTTGTTGATATAGCACCTTATACTAATACCTTTGATTTTACAAACAAACCTGTTTACTCTTTTGATTTTAATCAAAGAACCTTTAATATGGAATTTCAAAAAAATTCCGTAACAACAGCACGCGATTTTATAACTAAAAAATATATTTCTGGTGTATATAAAAACGATCAAGC